CTGGATTCTGGAGAAATCATTAATTTTGATGATCTCCGGGTTCAGAGAAGTGGGGACTACCTAACCACCTCTTCAAACGGTGTGGGTAGGGGAATTTGCGCCGAGTACGTCGGCTCCTATGGAATGGAAATGGGAGACGATTGCTTGGAATGGCCGGTCTTCGATTCTGAAGGCCAGCGAATTTCCACGGATGAGCTTATTCGGCGTTATGCCGAAATTGGCCTTCCAGTCCGGGACGTCGAATTTCAGTCCAAGGACGACTTTGTGTTTTGTTCTCATCGTTTCAAGCGGCAGGACGACGGGAGTTGGCACTGTTGGTTGGACTCGTGGCAGCGAATGCTGTATGAATCTTCTTTTTCGAAGTTTTGTGACGAGTCAACCATAGCCAACTACTTAAGCGAAGTTGAAGACATGCCTCCTTCATCGGAGAGGTCTAAAATTTTGTTTTTCCTGGGCGCCCGCGAGATGTTGCTCAGGCCCGTCGCTGAGCATGACAAAAACAAAGAAGAAGGTGAGCATTCCGGCCTTAAAACGGAGTGCGTCGGCACCAGCCAAGGAAAAGACGCTGCTCAACAAGCTTGATCAAGCTTTGCAGCGAGTGCCTAAAGGCACTTTTTCCAAGGTAGGCGGAAACCTTGGGTCCACTTTTGGACCCATAGGAGCCAAGATTGGTAAGATGGCTGGAAAAGGTCTTTCGGCTATCACTGGGTATGGAGATTACACTGTTTCTAGCAACACTCTCTCTACCGTCTCCACCTCTGTGGACATGGTCCCTCAGTTTGTGCGCAATGAACACAGCGTTCGCGTCAAGCACCGTGAGTTCATTCGTGACCTTCTTGTTCCCTCGAACCCCGCTGAATTTAACCTCAAGGACGAGGTTATTAATCCTGCGAACAGGAATCTTTTCCCTTGGCTATGTCAAATGGCTAAGCAGTATTCGCAGTACAAGATTCACGGTATGGTCTTCACCTACAAGTCCATGAGCAGCGATTATGCTGCTTCGGGTCCGCTGGGCACAGTGTTTATGGCCACGAACTACAACGCCCTCGACCGCGCATTTACAAGCAAGGTTGAGTTGGAATACTCTGAGTTCGCTGTTTCTACCAAACCATCTCAGAGTCTTATCCACGCGATTGAGTGTGACCCCAAAGTGTCTGGCTTTGACATATTGTATGTTAGGGACCCTTCGTATGACACTACTGGGGAGTGCAGTGACCGAAGGTTTTACGACTACGGGAAATTTCAGGTGGGAACTCAAGGGTTGCCTGGTTCAACAGGCAACACGTTGGGTGAGCTTTGGGTCAGCTACGATATAGAGCTGATTAAGCCCATTCCTGGGGGCTCCCTAGTCTTGGGAACTAGCCTTATCAGCAAGCCCAATGGCACCGTTGGTGTGGCTGCCCTCAAGCCTAGTGACAATAGGTTTTCGCCTAACATCACCCTGACCATGGCGAAGTTCAACCCAGCTGTAAGCACTGCTTACAACATTATTCCCACCAACAGTTGCACGCTTTCAGGCGACACGGCTTTGTGGGGCACGGTTGTAATCCACGCGATTGAGTGTGACCCCAAAGTGTCTGGCTTTGACATATTGTATGTTAGGGACCCTTCGTATGACACTACTGGGGAGTGCAGTGACC